ATACGACTCGTTCTGCAGCGGCATCACTCCAGAGGGACATGGTGCGAGTTGCGCCAATCGTCCATCGGGGGTCGTGTATTCCAATCGTCGGACATAGGTTGTGTGTACCATCGCTGTTTGGAAAATCCGAGGGTTCTGAACTCTGTAATGGGGGAGTCCGTGGCGATGAAGAATGCGATGAATATCCTTCTCGTGAAAGAATCGGTTCTTTGCATTGTAGGGAAAGTAAGTGTCCATAGTTGCAATGGGTCTACTCATTGTAAGTTCGTTTTTTCCGTTTAACTATAATTTTCTATGTAAAGACACACATTGATGGTGAAACACTTTCATACTCTTGCTTCGCATGCCCTAGAACTGAACGGATCCCTCTGTCGCCACCTGGTGCGACTTCAGTTTCAGATTGAACCACAGAAGGACATTCAACATGCCCAGCATGTACTGAATGAACTTCAAAGAATGGTTCGAGACCTGCAAGCAGAGTTGAAAACGAATAACAACAAGGACAACACATTCAAACTATAATGGAGATCACTACAGATTACATCGCGTCTCTCCGCAAGAAGGTCTACGATGACCGCGAATCGCAAGAAAAGGAGCGCAAGAAATACATTGATGACTTCTTCGACCATCACATCCCTGATCTAGAACACATTCGCGACATGTTGAAAGAAGCAGTCGAGCAAGATCCAGACATACAAAGGTACAATCTTCATATTCTTACCATCGGTATTCAAGGTCTTCGGGAACTACATATGTGCCGCAATGCTGCGATTGATTACATGCAAAGAGCGTACTTAGAACGATTCAATCCGTTCTTCAAGGTGTATACGCCCTGTGCCAGTGTTCGGTTCCGGATTGTAGACAAAAAATACATCGAGGTGCATCTCGTGTTTAATGCTCCTCCGGCAAAGGTTTGAGTTCAAACTGATAATCTTGACCCACTAACCTATTTTCGTGTTTCCGCACGATCTCATTGAAGACATCCCTTCCGTGCTCGGGTAGGATTTCCTCGAGATACATCTCCAGTTGCTTCTTTGTGAGGTTCCATCCCTTTTTCCATTCGCCTGGTTTCTTCATCTGGAAGACCATGCGGGAGTTTGTCAGTTCAATCTTGTTGGGAAGTGCGTTGTTGTTCTGGTGGTAGACAGCGGCGAGGTCCAGTTCAATCGTTCGACGCTCATCGCGAAGTTGGGAAGCGCGGGCATTGGTGACATCGAGTTGGTTGACGACTTGGAGGTAGCGAGACACGACAGGCTTGAGTTGGTCCATTCTACTTGGGATGTTGTCTTGTTTAAAAGTATTCGTTTTCAAATAAGAATGTCGTGGTTGGATGAAGAAGCAGTTGCGAATCTACGACGTGTTTACAACAAGGAACATCCGAAAGAACCCAAAATCCCCGAAGGTTCAACCGAGCAGATGTGGAATGCATTGACGCGTCGCCTCCAGGACAAGTGCAAGACAGGTCGCGCTGAGTGTATTGTTGCGTCGCTAATGAACCGCCCGCGCGCACCCAAGGAATGGGCGTTGAATCGCTACGAGTGGTTGTCATCCGATGACATTGATGCCATCGAGAAGAACTACATGGAAGTGTTCCCGGATTACTTTTACGTTGGCACAGTTCCGATTGACTTTGACCTCCAGAATGAAACCAAGCAATGCCTTGTGAGTGCGCTCTGCAACATGAAGATTGGTGAACTCTACAAGAAGGGAAAGCAGAGATTTGGTATTGTCATCAACACCGACCCTCACGATGGACCGGGTCAACATTGGGTCTGCGTGTTTGCCGACGTGCGACCGGAATTGGAGTATCCGCGCATGACCTATTTCGATTCGTATGCGCTCACCCCAGAGTCCGAGGTCAAGAAACTGATGACACGTTGGAAGAGTCAGTGGGACGAACTGGGTATTCACAGCAAACCTATGAAGTTGACCTACAACAAGACACGCCATCAATACAAGGATTCCGAGTGTGGTATGTATTGTCTGTATTTCCACTATGCCTGCTTAACGGAGATACCTATGGACGAGAAGATTCCCGATGATGTCATTAACGCATTTCGTAATCTGTTGTTCCGCATGCCGAAAATAGAATCGTCTACCAAAGAGTAATGGAGTGGGTCATTGCCCTTGTGTTAACGGTTTTCTTGGGGTATCTCCTCTATGAAGAACTCTTCGCGAATGGGAAACCAGCACTGCTACAAAGCAAGCGACTGTGTGACTATTACGTAGCGGGGTCTGTCTTTGAAGACATTCCGGATGCGCTTCGCCGTGGTGTCCGTCTGTTGGAAGTTCATATCTACTCAGATGAGCAGGACCATCCGGTTGTCGCAAAGAAGCAACTGAACGATGGTTATGATTTCGCAGAAGACAACGTCCCCTTCGAGCGCGTCTGCGTCGACATTGTGAATGACGCCTTCCCATCGAAGGACCCGTTCATTCTCTCGATGGTCTTCCACACCGACAAGACGATTGTGTTTGACCGTGTGACTGAACACCTACAGACCACCGTGCGTCGTCACCTCTGTCCTTGGAAGAACGTCCACTCTGCGCCGCTGGATGTTCTTGCCAACAAGTTGATTTTGGTCTCGGGTGGAAATGTCGCTGGAACCTCTCTCGAACCCCTACTGAACATGTCGTGGAACGATATGAGCCTCCGTCGCTTGACTCACTTGCAGGCAGCCTCGCCTCGCGACCCCGAGGAACTGAAGAACTTCAATCGCGACTTTATCTCGTTGGTCGCCCCCGACGTCGGTCTGAAGGTGGTCAACCAGAATCCTCTCCAACCAACCGCGTATGGTTGCCAGTGGAATCTCTACGCCAAGGGTAGGACGGGGTTCATTGAAAAACCCGCATCGCTCCAATAAGTTTCTCTGCGTTAGAACAAACAAATGGAGTCTCAAGATGGTGGTAAGCGTAATAAGTGGTTGTCCCACGTGAAGAAGACCATGAAGGCACACAAGGGCAAGTCCTTCAAGGCAGTCCTGAAGATGGCAAAGCAGACCTACAAGGGTGGTGCTCTGTCCCCGATGCCCGTGTCGAGCGAGACTGGTCCTATCAAGGGCGGTCGTCGTGCCGGCAAGACTCGCCGCTCCACGCGCAAGGGCAGCCGCAAGCACTAAATATTGAGAACTAACAAATGAAACGTAGGGGTGGTGCTGACAACAATCCTCCGGTAGACCAGCGGATTATTGAAACAGCAGCAAATGTCGACGCTCCTATGGGCGATTATCAAATCACACAACGCATTCAGGATGTTCTTCGCGAGATGAATGTACAAGTCAATCAGGTAGAAAAGAATAGATTGTTTGAGTTGTTCATCGAACACATGCCACTAGGTATGTACGCACTTCTTCAGCGTCAAGGTGGTCGTAACAAGACCCGCCGTGGCCGCAAGAGTCAACGCAAGACTAGAGCAAAGAGACGCGTGTAATCCGCTGTGTCTTTCGGTGATCGCGGTCTTTTGTGCGTCCTCCTCCCGCTAACATACGGCACGTTTTTCCACGGTACGTCTTCTTGGAGCAACCGCTCTTGTAATACGCTACATGCTGAACATACCCCTTGTATGACCGAATTGCAACACCTGCTTCTTTGGACAACTCCTTCAAAAGTCCATACATCCACTTGAGATAGACTTTTTGATTTCCAAGGTCAACTTCATGGTCTCGGAGATACCGTTGAAACACCTTGCGGAGGGTCTTGAACGGATAGACCTTCGCAAGAGCGTGAAGGAAGGTTCGTTGTGTCGCCATTTGTTCGGGTTCAGGTTCTTCGGGGTAGTTCATCGCAATCGCCATCAGAAAATCACGACCCGGTACTTGGGTGGGTTTCATCGCCATATACCGCCGACGAATGTCCTCAAAGGAAGGGTCAGGACCCGGATGAACGACGTTCGGGTCTTCCACTGCTTGTTTCCGCAGTTTGGCGTTGACCATGTTGTGGATGTCGTACATCCACTTGCCAGGATCACCGCGTAGCGGATGTTCCTGGACAAAGTCGGTTGTCGACGCACGGCAATACTTACAGGGTAGCACGTCTTTCATTTGGTTGAGAACATCATCGGGATGCTCACTCCGAAACGCAACCAAGTGAAAAAGTTGCCACCCACTGGGTCCCCAGAAGCGTGTATCCATTGTTAGTATCCAAACATCATTTCATCGATACCCTGTTCGACCCATCGTTCCATGTTCTTGGGGTGGAACACGCGCGACACGAGTTCCTCCTTGAATACATGGCACGCACGCATACATGCATGTTTTTGTGCCTCGCGGACGATATCGTCTTTGAGAAACTCATTCTTTTTCATCGCATAGAAGAAGTCAAAGTATTGGTCGCGCATCATACGCCACTTGTAGTTTTCTACCCCTGCCCGCGCAAGCACCGTCGGAACAACTGCGTCGGGGTGTCGTGGATGGATACTGTAGGAACATGGGCGAAAGTCCTCTGTTTCTGCATCATATACAATTGTAATCTGACTGTAACCGGGTCCGTAGAACAATCTTGGTTCCATGAAGTCAACCGCAACGGGCGGTAGGTTTGTTGCGTAATGCGTACGCAGAGTCTTCAGGATGTTTGCTTGGAGTTCCTTACACCATTTGAGCGTTAGGAAATCCACGAGTTTGTTGCGTTTCTCCATCTTGTCATACACCATCTCAACTTCTTGGATAAAAGTGATTTCGTTTTGAAAAATATGTTTGCCATTCAACAAACAAATGTTGGACACCAAGGATATCATCATCATCACGGCTGCTATCTATTTGGGGAGCGTTGTCTCCAAGTTTTTCACTGCCCTGTCGGAGGGTTTGGTCGCGCCCATCGTTGCCCCCGCTCTGGCGGCCGGTAAGGGTATCACGGAGGCACAGGTCACTGTGGGTGGTGTCACCCTGAAGATTGGTCAGGTCGTTGCGTCGCTCATCGACCTCATCATCTCGTTCATTGTCGTCGTGTTCACGATCGGCATGCTCCGCACCTACTTCCTTTCCAAGATTGGTGCCCGCCGCGTGGAGGCTTAAAAAATCGTATCCTAAATACAAATGACGTGGTACCAACCTTGGACATGGGGTCAAAAAGAGGAGACTGCTCCTCAACAAAGCATTGGTATTGCTGAACCCGCCCAACCGGTAATGGGTGGTCGCAAGCACAAAAAGACGCGCCGGTCTCGCAAGGGGTCTAAGCGTTCCCGAACTGGAAAGCGGTCCAGCCGCTCCTAGGATACTTACCATATCTCTCCTCTAATCTCTTCTTCAAATCGGTAACATTTCCGCGATGACCAATCTCATTACTACGCTTCCACTCCTGGAAGGTCGTATTGATACTGTTCCACGACACGGGTTCGGGGTGCTGCTGTTCGGGGTCGCCTGCGGTTTCTACAGGTCGCACATACTCGTTCAAGAATCGCGCAATCACATCCGACTCGTCCTTGTACTCATTCGTGTACTTCATGACCTCCTCTGGCGGCGTCAACTTGCGGTGACCATTGCCCTCCTTGTAGAGGTGGATGAGGTAGTTCATGAAGCAAGACGCCCACTCTTCACTCACAACCTTCTTGACAATTGTCTCGTCAATCGGGAGTTCATTTCTCTCGCGGGGTTCCGCCACAAACTTCATCGGAAAGTCGATGACCACCAAACGACGCCACGTGCCGCCATCCGTCGAGTTGACCTTCGGTTTCTCGTTACACGCCAAGTGGAAGCGTGCTTGAATATCAAAGTCAATCATCGCCTTGGAACCTGCATACAAGTCTCGTGCGGTAATCTTCTCGCACGATGCCAACTCCTTCATCAGACCGGTATTCAGGGGAACCTGCTCATCGGGTTCCTGCATCGTGACAAACCGACGACCCTTCATACGAACCAGTTCAGGTGCTGCTGCCGCCGACTTGTTGCGCTGCTGGGTCAACAACGAGATAGGTGCCTTGCAGCAGTAATCACCCATCGCCGTCGACATCAAGTTCGTCAACATCGACTTTCCGTTGGAACCCGACCCCGTCAGAATGTGGAACTTCTGTGCTTCGTTACCACCCGACAGACAGGTGGAGAGATGCTTCAAGAAGTAGTCGCGCACCTTGCGATTGGGTAGAATGCTGTTGAGGAATGCTTCGATCTCTGGCCAGCACGGGTGTTCATAGTGCTTCATGTCAGGATTGTAATCGATATTGGTCGAGAAACTGATGTAGTCTTCGGGTTTTCCATCGCGGAACCAAGGGCGGATGTAGTTTCCATTTGCGTCCTTCTCATCGCTTCCCATCGTATCAAACACCCCATTGTTGAAGGCAATGAGGTTCTTGTTCTCATCGAGTTTCACTCCAATCGTCTCATCCAAGAAGAATTCCCGACACTCCTCCATCACATTGCGCTTGAAACTGGTCTTCTTCAACTTGAGACGCACATTCGAGAACGCCTTCTTGCGCTGCTCTGCCTTGCAACACTCGCAGTCTGCCTTCGGTTCCTTGTGATCGCACTGACCAATGAGTGCGATATTGGTTGCTTCCGACACTTCCTTCAGCAGATAGATATCCGCAATGTCCTTGGACAGACGACACTGCAATGCGATACCCTTGTCGGTCGATTTCCAGATGTGACCCGAATAACGATACCACTCGTTCGCACCAAACTTCGCGCACTTGAACTCGTCGCGATACTTGGCGTAGACAACCTGTGCGACATCGTTCTCTGTCTGCGTTTCGGCAGATTTCTGAATGAGGGCATCCACATTGGCATCCTCTACCTTCTTGAACCCTTCAAAGTTGTCCGTCGCAGACCAGTGGCGGAGACTTCCCAGTCCGAGTTTCGCCCCATCCACGCGGAAGGTAAACGAATTCCACTTGGAAATCGCTTCACGAGGATTGTAGGAATCGCCAATCTGCTGACTGAAATCCAACCACACATCTTCAAGATCGGGGTGGATGTTCTTCAGACACTGACCCACTGAAATCCAGTCGCTGTAGTTCGTGTAGCGAAACGACGAGAGGTTCTTCACATGACCCTCGTAATACTTGCGGAGTTCCTCTGTGAGAGCTTGTACGTAGATACGACCCGGAGACGACGCACGTGAACCAGGTTGGTCACGCGCCATCTGACGACCACGCGACGTTGAGCGATTTGCAGTGACAATCTCTCGCTCTGCGACTGCTCCTGTTTGAACATTCTCCTTGCCGTATTCGGTCATCTCGACTTCTTCATCTGGATGAGAACGAACAGAGAGTTTCTTCGCAATCTCTACGCTTGTTGCCGGGATATCTGTATCT